ATTCAACATCAGCTAACGCAACAGGTGTAGTAGCTAATGTATGGAGTTCCCTATACCAAACACCAGTGGGAACATATGATAGTATAGGACCTGTAACGACACATCCTTATGTACCATCTGATTTTGACGAGGTATTATCAGGAGGAACAGCATCCACAACAACAGTATTAAAGAGTAATCCATATCCAGTACCATTAACACCATTCGATTTCGCGAAGAGTGGTACAACTTGTGATACTAGTATAGGAGCTTACTCAGCTGTTTCAGTAATTTATAGTGGATTTGCTAATATTGGTAGTTTAGTAGGTGGTAACTTAGGTGGAGCAGGAACTGGATTCGACCAAGGTAATCTATCTTCAGGTATTTCACATACCTTTGTTGGTTTCTCTGGAGCTGACGGACCAAACTCATATTCTGGGACACTTGCTGTTAATATGGTATTCTATAGTGCTGATTGTCAATCACAAAATCTGTTAACATTACAATTAAGTGGTTGTGCAGCTGAATATCAAAATGTAAGTGCAGACACTGAATATCACAACTTAGTAGTGGCAACAATGAGAGCTAGAGGACAAAGTTCACTTTCTACAGGAGGACCAGTCTATACAATTAGTGGTTCATCATCATCCTCAACAGGAGCTTACGGTGATGTAACATTTAATTGTTTAGGAGCTTACCAACCAATAGTTGATGACCCATTCTTTAATTTTGGTATAAGTGCTAGAACGGATGGTGGAGCAACATATAACTTTGATGTGAGCATGAATACATCATCTAAAAATTACCTACCAAAAGTATTAGGTAGAAATGTATTTGATAAAAAAATGGAGGAAGTTCCTATTTTTGTTGAGGAAGTTTACCCTAATATCCTAAAATATGGATTTAATAGAAATAGAATTAGAGGCCTAAACTGTTGTTTATTAAAATTACCAGCAGCAAGATGGAACAATACAGGTATGGATTCTATAGGTTGGTACATGCAACAATGGCAAACACCAGAAACGCCTTACGTAGTTTCAGAATTACGAGGTGAGGATGTATATAGACTATTTAAATTTGTTTCTATTTCAGACGGTACAGAAGCAAATAGAGAATATAAAGTATCAATTATAAACATTTCATTTGAAAGATTAGAGTTTGATGTATTAGTTAGAGATTTCTATGATAGTGACGCTAGTCCTGTTGTTTATGAAAAATTCACAAGATGTAGTTTAGACCCATCATTACCTTCTTTTATAGGAAGAAAAATAGGTACTTCAGATGGTCAATACGAATTAAGGTCTAAATACACAATGTTATATTTAACTGAAGAGGTTTTAGATGGAACACTTAAAGACGCTGTTCCAGCAGGTTTTGATTACTACGATTTTAGAAATTATGAAAACGGTGCTGGTAAAACGTGTAGAGCTATTCCACCGATGTTAAAATATAAAACAAAATACTTTACGGCTGGAGAAGTAGTTTATGACCCACCTTATGATAACGCTGACGGAAGTGCTAACTCTTATATATCACCAGGTGACAATGTGAGAAAAACATATTTAGGTATTTCTGACACAGTAGGTGCAGCTATAGATTTTGATTTCTTCGAGTATAAAGGTAAGAAAACACCAGTATCGGTTTGTACAGATGTTAATGGTGTAAGTTGGGGAACAATCAGAAAAGGTTTCCATATGGATTCAGGAGCTACAATAATTGTTGCGGGTTCTGGAACGTATATAACACAATCGGGTACAACTCTTAGTGGTGACTCTATCTTTGAGGTGGGAGCAGCAGACTTTAGAGGTGAACCAGCATCAAGTAATCACCCATACAAAAAACTAAATTCTCGTAAATTTACTTTAGCACCTTATGGTGGTTTTGATGGATGGGATGAATACCGTAAGTTTAGAAGTAATGGTGATTCCTATAGACTTGGACTACAAGGATTCTTAAATGGAGCGTGTAATGACGCGGTTTACCCGTCAGCTGTAGGAGACGGTTCATTTAAAGCTCTAAGTAGTACTGAAGCAAATACGGATTATTTTGCATACCTTAGAGGTGTACAAACATTCCAAAACCCAGAAGCGGTTAATATTAATGTATTTGCTACACCAGGTATTGACTACGTTAACAACCAATCTCTAGTTAAAGAATCTATAGATATGGTAGAAAGTCAAAGAGCTGACTCGTTATATATTACGACAACACCTGACTTTAACATGTACGTACCAACATCTTCAGATGTGACAAATCAAATATCACCAACAGAAGCTGGAGATAATTTAGAGGACTCACTAATAGATTCTAACTATACGGCAACGTATTATCCATGGATTTTGGTTAGAGATGACAATAGTAATAAACAAATCTATATACCACCAACATCAGAGGTTACTAGAAACTTAGCATTAACTGATAATGTAGCATTCCCTTGGTTCGCTTCAGCAGGTTATACACGTGGTTTAGTAAACGCACAAAGAGCTAGAAGAAAACTGACTCAGGACGAAAGAGATACGTTATATGTTGATAGAATTAACCCAATAGCGACATTCTCAGATGTAGGACCAATTATTTTTGGACAGAAAACTCTACAAATTAAAGAGTCTGCTCTTGACAGAATTAATGTTAGAAGATTATTATTACAAACAAGAAAACTAATTTCCGCGGTAGCTGTTAGACTACTATTCGAACAAAATGATGATGTAGTAAGACAACAATTCTTAGACCTAGTTAACCCTATATTAGATTCTATTAGAAGAGATAGAGGTTTAACAGACTTTAGAGTTGTACTTTCTAACGACCCAGAAGAAATTGATAGAAATGAATTAAATGGTAAGATTTACTTAAAACCTACAAGAGCGTTAGAGTTTATCTTCATAGAATTCTTGATAACACCAACTGGAGCAGAATTTGAATCAGTTTAAAACTAAATAAAAATTATTACGATGGAATTGAATAAAGAAATTTTAATAGAAAGTTTAGGTGTGAAGTCGACTGGAGCTAAACATTTTACTAATAATAAAAAACAATCAGTTATTATAAGTGAAAAACAACTCGAAAGATTAGTAGAAAAATATGTCACTGAAGATGAAAATGTTGTTAATATCGACATACCATCGGGAAGTAACGTAGAAGTTACCCCAAAAGATGAAGATATGGCAGAAGATGTTGTAGCAGGAATCGACAATGACATGATTGATGAGGAAGAATCTTGTCCAGACGATGTTTAATCTACATTAAGTTTACTTCTTAATATTATATAAAAAACTCCTACACAGGAGTTTTTTATATTATAACCATATAGTTTATGTAAGTTGTATTAACAAAATGTTTTAATATTTATAAGATATGAGTAAAATTATCATAACAGCAAAACAACTAGAACATCTAAGTAATGTAGTTAAAGAACAAGCTAGAGCAAATAATGGTGCTGTAAGAGCTTATTCTTTTGATTGGGACGACAATATCCTCCATATGCCTACTAAAATTGCAATTGATTACAATAACGGCACAGAATGGGTACCAACCCTCATAACCACTGAAATGTTTTCTAAGGTAAGAGAAAATGAAAATTTTAGGGTAAATGAAGATTCCTTTGTTAACTTTAGAAATGATAATGTTTTTTTTGACGACCTTAATGAAGCTTTACAAAAAAGAAGTTTCGCTCCTTCTTTTGAAAAATTTAAAGAATCTTTAATATACGCTAATCCTTTTTCTATTATTACAGCAAGAGGACATACACCAGAAGTTTTTCCTAAAGGTATAAAAGTAATAATTGGAAATACTTTTAGTGAGGGAGAACTAGAAGATATGTTATTTAACATTAAGAAGAAATATCCAGAAACTGTGGACTATTCACCGTGGGACGCGATTGATTTTTATTTAAATGAAAATGAATACCACCCTGTAACATCGGAAGAATTTGGTAAAAAATTCGGAAATAGGTTCATCAACACGGATAACCCTGAAGAAGCTAAAAAAACAGCACTTAGAAATTATATAGAAAAAGTTGTAAATGGTGTTAGTAAAATAGAAGATGGTAATTATTCACAATTATCTATAGGTTTTAGTGACGATGACTACGGTAATATAAGTGCTGTAATAAATTTAATAAAAGATGAACTAAACCAAAAGTATCCACAAGTAAATTTTGTTGTATATGACACATCTAGTGGTGACATAAACAAAATTGTAGTTAAAAGAGAATAGAAACAAGAAAGTTTTCAAATATAGATATATTTATAATAGTAAATAAAAGAAATTTTTAAAAATACACAATATGGCTGATTTATTAATGAAAATGCCCGTTCCTTATGAACCGAAAAGAAAGAATCGGTTTATTTTGAGATTTGATTCTTCACTGGGTTTAAACGAGTGGTACGTTGAAAGCACATCAAGACCACAAGTAACAATAAATTCTGTAGAAATACCTTTCCTAAACACATCTACTTATGTGGCAGGAAGATTTACATGGAATACTGTTAATGTAACATTCAGAGACCCAATCGGTCCTTCAGCAGCACAAGCGTTGATGGAGTGGGTTAGACTACACGCTGAGTCAGTTACTGGTAGAATGGGATATGCTGCGGGATATAAGAAAAATATCGATTTAGAATTATTAGACCCTACAGGAGTTGTTGTAGAAAAATGGGTAATGCAAGGTGTATTTTTAACAGATGTTAATTTTAATGACTTATCTTATAGTGATGACGGACTATCTAACATTTCTGCTACACTAAGACCAGACAGATGTATATTAGTTTACTAAAACTATAAAACATACAATATTAAAAAACCCCAGTTATGGGGTTTTTTTATTTAAAGGGGCAACATTTTTATTTTTGGGGTAAGGTTGTTTAATCCACTTAGTTTTAAGGGTTTTATCAAAAACTAACATGTATCTATGTTTTCTAGTCCTATCCCTCCATTCACCTCGTTTATTTTTTACGGGTCCTCGAGAATGTTTTATAAACGTACCATCATCTAACTCAAACCAAAAATCTTTCTTTTTATCTGTTAATCCATAATACGAAAAATTGGTTGCCTGATAAATGTAACCATTATGTAGTTTGGAATCAGCATAAGATATTACAGCTTTAAGAACTGTTTCTTTTTTAAGAAGTTTAATAGATTTTGAGACGAACCAAGATAATAAATTTTTAAAATTGTGTTCGGGATGTACACACAGTCTTCCCAGTTCATATATTCCCTCCTGAGAACTCCTATCTAAACCAAAACAACCTTTAACTAATTCAGGCACAGAGGGAGCATGAAAGATACATACACTTATTAACTCATCTTGTTTAAAAATTCCGTAATTAAAACCACATCTGAAACCTTTACTTTCTTTTGACAAGTAATGATATTCATTAAGTAGCTTAGCGCATTCGGATTTAGTAATAGCTCTAATGCTTAAATTTTGAAACATATAATAATTATATTTTATAATGTTGATATAAAATTATAATAAACTTAAATTAGTATTTAAACGCAAAAATATGGATTTACAACAAAACACACCAGAAATGGAACCACAAGTAGCTTATGACATGGTAGAATTGCCTTCTAAGGGGGTATTTTATCCTGGCAATAAGAAAAGTGTAAAGGTTAGCTACCTCACAGCTGAAGATGAAAATATTTTAACAGCACCTAATCTTGTACAATCAGGAGAAATGATGGACATTTTATTAGGTAAGAAAATTTTAGATAAAGATATTGATATAGCAACTTTAGCTGAATGTGATAGACAAGCGGTCCTAATCTTTTTAAGAAACACCGCTTTTGGTTCGGAATACACTTTTAATCTTGTAGACCCAATAACTAATGAAAGTTTTGAACACATAGAAGACTTAAGTAATTTAACATTCAAAGAAGTTAAAATAAGTCCAAACAAAAAAGGAGAATACGAAACCACACTCCCAAAAAGTGGACGAAAGGTAATGTTAAAAACCTTGTCACCAAAAGATGAACAAGAATTAAATGACCTTAGAAAAGCTTATGAAAATATTAAAATACCACCATCAGTAACCAAAAGAATAGAAAAAATGGTAGTAGAAATAGATGGTATTAGAGACGTAGGTGAAATAGCAAGAACTGTTTCACAATTACCTATTGCAGACTCTAAATATATTAGAAAATTTATCGCAGACGCTGAACCTGGATTAGATTTAAGAAGAGAAGTAGTTTCCCCAGCAGGAAACGCTGTATCGTTCCAGATTAACTTTGGCGTAGAGTTTTTTCGTCCTTTCTTCGGCGTATAGGGGCAGTATGCTCGAGGAAATATACTACATAGCCCGACATCTTAATTTTACCCGTTCAGATGTTTTAAGAATGCCTATTTTCGAAAGAAGATTCTATCTAAAAATGTTATCTGATGAATTTGAGAAAAAGAACAAAGCAATAGAACAAGCAAATCAAAAAGCGAGACGGTAAAAATATCTTTGTAAATATTTATCAATAAAGATTTAATATGACTATAAATCAATATGACCAGCTCGTACAAGATGTTATCGCTAGTGGTAGAGCCTCCGACCAAGCGGGAGCGGAAAGATATATCCGTAGTACTTATGGTGTTTCACGACCTTCTGCTATAAGTTCATCACCACCTTCTAATAGTAATGTTAGCGCTACAAATCCTCTCACCAAAACCTTACAAACTGTAGCTACTGAGTATAGAAAACAAAACATGGCTATGAACGATGTAATCGACCTTAGTCAAAAGTTAATATCTACAGACCCTTATGAAAAGTTAGACGCTTACAAAGAAATGGTTGAGTCTACCGACCAACTAAGAGTTGGGTTGTCTCAGACATTCGGTATGACCGAACAGCTCATAATGGAAAATATGGCCCTTTATCAAGAAGGAGCTGAAGCGTTCGACCAGTTTGGTATCACAGCAAGAGACGTATTTATGACGGTTTCTGATGCTACACAAGATATAGGTAGGAATTTAAGAATACCACCAGATGTGGCGGGTCAATTAACATTAATAGGTGATTTATATGGTACGGTAGCCCAACAATCCGTTCCAGTTTTTGTTGCTGGTTTTGAAAAAATAGGTAGAGGTTCTTATGAAGCAGCTGAAGCGATGGAAAACGCTATTGTTACTTCACAAAAAATGGGACTGGTTACAGAAAAATTATTACCAGCAGTTGGTAAACAAATTGAAAAAGTTAATTTATACGGATTTAAAAATGGGGTACAAGGATTAACCTCAATGGTGGCAGAAGCAGAGTTATTGGGTACAAACTTTGATAATGTAACACAATTAGCTGAAAAATTCTTTGACCCTGAAGCTGCAATAGATTTTGCTGCGGGAATGCAAATGATTGGTGGAACCAACATGACTGACCCCCTAAAATTAATGTACCAGTCTCTATATGACATAGATGGTTTAATGGATGACATGAATGAGAACGCTAAAAGTTTCGCTACATTTAATGAAACTACTGGTGAATTCGAAATTGACCCAGCTAACATGATAAGAATGAGAGATTACGCTAAACTAACGAATCAAT